GTTCGCTGTTGATCTTGATCGTTTGTTCCCGGGTAAAATTCACGACAAGGTAAAGCAGAAGCTTGCTAAGGAGCCATTTACCGAGATTGACGTGAGGCATATTGTAATCCCAGCGGATCAATATAAAACTGGTAAGAATTGGCGGTTCAAATATGTTTCCCTATATGTCGATGTTGCCAACAAGCACGTTATGGAAGAGGTTTCTGTCCCGACTTTAGGATATGTTATTCCAAGGTTCCAGACTGTTTCTGGTTCTCAGTACGCTTATTCCCCTGCTACTGTCGCCGCATTGCCTGATGCTAGACTAATCCAGGCTATGACGGGAACCCTACTTGATGCCGGGGAGAAGGCCGTCAGTCCTCCAATGATAGCCGTACAGGAAGCAATCAAGTCGGACGTGTCGATATATGCAGGCGGCATTACTTGGGTTGATGATAAATATGACGAGCGTCTTGGTGATGTCTTGCGGCCTATATCCAGAGACCAGAGCGGCATACCTTATGGGATACAATTGCGTCAAGATACTATCACAATGATACAGGAGGCGTTCTATCTTAACAAACTCGGCCTACCCGATCTAAGTTCCGGGGATATGACGGCGTTTGAGGTTGGACATAGAGTGCAGGAATATATTCGACAGGCTATGCCATTGTTTGAACCTTTGGAGCATGATTATAATGGTGCAATTTGTGATGCCAGCTTTGATTTGCTTTTCCGGTATGGAGCTTTTGGGTCACCTCAAGACCTTCCGGAGACTTTGCAGGGTGCCAGTATACAATTTACCTTTTCAAGTCCGCTGCATGACGCTATCGAACAACAGAAGGGCCAGAAATTTGTTGAGGCCAAGCAAATACTTGCAGAGGCTGCTGAACTTGATCCAATGGTTACACTTCACCTTGATGTTCACACTGCGTTCCGTGATGCCCTGATATCAACCGGTGTTCCTGCGAAGTGGATGCGTTCTGAGGATGAGGCAACGGAAGCTATACAGAATGCAATCGCCGAACAACAACAACAGGCCGAGATGGCATCTTTAGAACAAGGCGCGGTAGCGGCTGAGGCGGTTGGCAAGGCTGGCAAAGCCATAGAAGAGGCTGTATAATGTTTGATAAGAAAAGTATGGCTCACTATCCTAGTGATTATAACAAAAGAGAAGCTTACGCATTACGAGCTATTGAGAAGGGCGAGGCCACGGCTGACCAACAAATGCTTGCCCTAAACTGGATAGTAAATTGTGCGAATACTTACGACCTAAGCTATCGACCCGACAGTACTGAGGCCACTGCTTTTGCAGAGGGCAGACGTTTTGTGGGCTTACAGATAGTGAAAATACTTAAACTTAACCCTGGAAAACTAAAGGAAAATGCTAATGACTGAAGAACTTGGTGATGTATCAGAAAACTCCAATGTGGACGCTGATGCAAACGAAGATATTAATGAATCAAACGAAACTACCGATGAAAAGGTATCCCCTGATTGGCCAGACGACTGGCGCAACAAGATGGCTGGTGAGGACGAGAAGACGCTCAAACGGTTAGGGCGGTTTAATTCCCCTAATGATATGTTCAAGTCTTACCGTGCTATGGAACAGAAAGTCTCTTCCGGCGAACTTAAAACTCCACTGGCTGATAATGCCACGGAAGAACAGGTTAAAGCGTACCGGGCAGACAACGGTATTCCAGAAGAGGCCAAAGGTTATTTTGAAGATATGCCGGATGGTCTTGTAATCGGAGAAGATGACAAGGAAATATTTGAAAGCGTTGCTGAAAAGTTTCATGGCCTTAATGCTAAGCCCGAGGTTATGCATGCGCTGGTTGGTTGGTATGAAAAGTTCCAAGAAGATGCGGCTGCTACCCAACATGAATCTGACCAAGACTACCAGAAAAATTCTGAAGATGAACTCCGCACTGAGTGGGGTGCAGAATATCGGTCTAATATCAACACGCTAAATGCCTTTATGAATAGTTCTTTCCCTGAAGGTATGGGAGACACACTCCTGCAAGCCAGGCTAGAAGATGGCAGCATTGTTGGCAATAACCCAGAACTTCTAAGAGCGTTTGCTTCAATGGCAAGGGTGGTCAATCCTGCGGCAACCGTTGTTCCTAATGCTGGCGCTGATGCAGGTGCGTCTATTCAAGATGAGATAGATGGCATTAAGAAGGAAATGGGCAACAAAGGCGGAGATTATTGGAAGGGTCCGAAGACAAACGGGCAGACAAAAATGCAACGTCGATATAGTGAATTGCTCGATGCCCAGACCCGTATGAAGAGAACGGGATAATAAAACATCTTGCCCTCTTTCAGACAAGAGGGTAAGATAACCACATTCCGGTTAAGTTCCGGAGTGCAATACCGATAGGTTAAGGCACTGTAATGTACCGTAAGTGGCCCCTAATAGGGAAACCCACGAAAGTCTATACAGACAACCCATTAGCTGCGGAAATCGTAATGATAAAGCAACAATAGGAGTGGTCCAATGACCGGTACAGCTTTTCAAACCCAATACCGCGACGAATTCATTCAAGGATTTGAGCAACGTCAATCGTTGCTGCGCGGCACAGTAACTTCAGAAGCCAACATCAAAGGTAATCAGGCAGTTTTCCTGGTAGCTGATAGTGGAGGCGCAACAGCCGTTACACGCGGACCTAATGGTCTTATCCCATCACGGGATGACAACTTGGCCCAGAATACGGCAACTATCACAGAATGGCATGACTTGGTTCGTAAGAACAGATTCAACATTCTCGCAGGTCAGTCAGATCAGCGTGCAATCATGCAAGATACCACCATGGCGGTTATCAATCGCAAAGTGGACAATCAAATCATCGTAGAACTCACAACCGCGACACTTACTACAGGTGCTGCGACTACAGGTTCTTTGTCTTTGGCAATGAAGGCACTGACGATTTTGGGCAACAACGATGTTCCTTATGATGGCCGTGTTTACGCTGTTATTACACCAGCGTTTTACGCCTACTTATTGCAGACTAAGGAATTTGCAAGTGCTGATTATGTTGGCGGCAAACCGTTTGAAGACGGGTATGACTTTATGATGCCTGTTAAATTCTGGTGGGCTAACATCATGTGGTGCGTTCATCCCAATCTTGCGGGTAAAGGCACGGCTTCAGAAACATGCTTTATGTATCACTCAACTGCAATCGGTCATGCCGCTGCTATTGAGGAAATGGATTCAAAAGTAGGCTATGAAGAAGAGCAGGATTATTCCTGGGCGCGTGCAACCATCTTTATGGGTGCAAAGAAACTTCAAAACTCTGGCATCGTGAAAATGATTCATGATGGTTCAGAATACGCATAAGAAAGGAATAAAACATGGCTTATGATCCTACTGTTCAGCAACCTAATCGTATCACTGGCGGCACAGGTGCCAATAGTTCAGGTCTCTGGATTTATCAATCCGCTGATGCTCATACTGATGTTGACGCTGCTGGTTATTTCACTGACGGAGACGACCTTGGTTTGAAAACCAACGACTCTATGATCGTGATTGATACAGCAACCCCGACTTGTACGATCCATCATGTGGCTACGGTCACTGCTGGTGGTGCTGCAACCATTACCGTTGCAACCCTAGCTTAATTTATAAGGGGCGGTCTTCGGGTCGCCTCTTACCCCATTCACACAAAGGAATCTGAAATGAATTTTCTTTCCCCTAACGGCCTCCAATTACAAGAACAATTGACAGTAACATATGGCATTGTGTTATCTCAATCTGAGAGTCCATCGCTGAACATGCTGCTTGACCCTAAATATTGGCAACATCATTCAACCAAACTTCGTCCGGGTGACAAGATTGAAGTCCGGACCGAGGGTAATCTGTTCTATGCTGAATTGTTTGTCGTTGATGTCGGCCACATGGCTGCTAAGATGAAAGTCATTACAGCGGTTGCTTTGGAGAACTCCCAAGAAGCAGAGGACGCTATCACGGTATCAAAAGAATCTGTTGAAAAATCAATGGAAGATTCTCCGGGCTATATTGTGGCATGGGTCAGTCCTGCTCCTAGTATGCGGTACGGAGTTAAACGCGAAGGTCAAGATGATTGGGTCAAGACAGGTTTCCAAACTAAAGCCGCGGCCAAAAAATGGGCCGCTGATGATCTAAAGGCTATGGCCGCGTGATATGGCAACCACACAACTCAAGCTCTATAATGAAGCCCTTAGAATACTAGGGGAAAGAAAGCTTCTCACACTTACGGATAATATCGTGACAAGGAGAGAGCTTGACGAGGCGTGGGATGCCGGTGCCTTGGATTACTGTCTGGAACAAGGGCTGTGGAATTTTTCTTTAAAAACAGTACAGGCAGAGTTTTCACCATCTGAGACTTCCCAATTCGGTTTTAACTTTGCATTTTCCAGACCTCTGGATTACATACGGCTATCACAAATATCCGCTGATGAGAGATTTACTAACCCCCTGCTTCAATATGTTGATGAGGCCGGGTTCTGGTGGTGTGATCTTAATAGGATATATATAAGTTTCGTTTCTAACGATGAGGACGGTTACGGCGCAGACTTTTCAATGTGGCCTGTATCGTTTACTAAGTTCGTCGCCGCTTATCTTGCAAAGGAAGTCAGAGAGAAAATAGCGAAGGGTGGCATAAGTGAGGATCGGGTTAATAAAATATACGATGACCGGCTAAAGGTTTCAAAATCTAAGGACGCGATGGAAGACCCAACCAAGTTCCCCCCCGAGGGTGCTTGGCAACGATCACGCAGGGGGAGAGGGTTTAATAATCGTAGCAGATGGAATGGTACAGTAAGTGGCTAAAGCAAGACCATCATTAGTAGCGTTTAATCGGGGCCTGATTTCTACATCGGGCCTTTCTCGCATTGATATTGCCCGGGTCCAACTTTCGGCCGAAGTACAGACTAATTGGATGCCGAGAGTTTTGGGTTCTATGACATTGCGCCCAGGGTTTCAGTTCATTGGCACCACAAAAGATAACAACAAGGCGCGGAAAATTCCCTTTGTCTTTGCGACAAAAGATACCGCTGAAATCGAAGTAACAGAAAACGTTGCACGGATATGGGTGGATGATGCCCTTGTCACGCGCCCTGCCGTAACTGCGGCGGTCACTAATGGGAATTTTGATACTGACTTAACTGGATGGACTGACAGTGATGAGGCAGGTGCCACATCATCCTTTGCCGCAGGCGGCTTTATGTCTCTTGTTGGCACTGATACACTTTCAGCTATTCGGGATCAGGAGATAACTGTAAACGAGGCCAACATACAACATGCTTTAAGAGTTATCATTAACCGCGGGTCGGTGACTATAAAGGTCGGCGCTTCTCAAGGAGATGATATATATGGCAGAGCTATTATCAGCAAAGGAACTCATTCACTTGCCTTTACCCCAACAGGCAATTTCTGGATAAGATTAGAGGCCGATAAAACACAGGCGTCTTTGGTTGACAGCATTAATGTTGAGGCTGCTGGCGTGTTGGAATTACCTACCCCCTATCAAGAGTCAGATTTGCCTAAAATAAGATATGACCAGTCGGGAAATACAATATTCGTGGCTTGTGATGTTGAGAGAATATCTAATGCCTCATGGTCTGTTGAAATTTATGAACCTGATGATGGACCTTTCCTGGTACAAAATCTAACAACAACAACCATTACCCCGTCTGCGACAACGGGCGATATTACCTTAACCGCGTCAAGGGACTTATTTAAATCTGGCCATGTCGGAGGGTTATTCAAAGTAACCCAGACAGGTCAATCTGTTACGGCTGACATCTCTTCACCAGACACGTTCACTGCTGCCAATAGGGTGAGTGGTGTTGGCGGGGGCAGGATATTTACGGTGTCTGTGACGGGGATTGTTGATTCAACGGTGACCTTGCAGCGTTCGATTGGTGCGCCGGGAGACTGGACGGATGTTGAAAGTTATACAGTTGTTACCGTTAAATCCTTTGATGATGGGTTGGATAACCAGATTGTTTTCTATCGGCTTGGGATTAAAACGGGTGATTATGGCACAGATACTTGTACGTGTTTGCTCAGTTATTCGTCAGGGGCGCAAACGGGCATTGCAAGGATAACTGCCTTCACAAGTGAGACCGTTGTCTCTGCGTCTGTTCTAACCGCATTTGGGACTACTGATGCCTCAAGTGACTGGCAAGAGGGTACATGGTCAACAGAACGTGGTTTCCCGTCCTCTGTGTCGTTGCATGAGGGGCGGCTGTGGTGGTTTGGCAAGGATAAGATAATTGGATCAATTTCTGATGCGTTCAATTCCTTTAATGAAGACTTCATTGGTGATGCAGGGCCTATCCAAAGGAGTATAGGGCAGGGGCCGGTTGATACGATTAATTGGTCTTTAAGTCTCAATCGTTTGTTAATTGGCACGGAAAATATATCTACTGGAATTGATGCGGTTAAGTCGGACGCAAATAGTTTTCTATCTGTTCGGTCGTCTTCTCTGGACGAACCTTTAACGCCTACAAACTTTAATATCAAGTCAGCTGCAGCTACGGCATTTTATGTTGACCGGTCAGGGCAAAGAGTTTGGAACATACAATATGGAGAAAGTGGGGTTGATTACCAAGCCAATGAAGTCACGACCACGGTCCCTGATTTGTTTGAAGGGGGCATAAGTCAGATTGCATTACAGCAAAAACCAGAGCAAAGATTACACTGTATTAAATCGGACGGAACGGTGGGGGTGTTGATTTTTAATATAGCGGAAAATGTAATTTGTTGGATTGAGATTGAAACGGACGGTGTTGTTGAGGATATATCGGTTCTTCCAGGGGCTGGGGAAGACCAGGTTTATTATACTGTTAAAAGAACAATCAACGGGTCAACGGTTCGCTATCATGAGAAGTGGGCTTTGGAAAGTGAGTGCATTGGAGGTTTGGTAAACAAACAAGCCGATTCATTTATATTATATGACGGCGTTTCAACAACTTCATTAACCGGCCTTTCTCATTTAGAGGGAGAAAGCGTTGTAGTATGGGGCGATGGTAAAAGCATTGGCACCTATACAGTTTCATCCGGAGCTATCACCGTGTCTCCTGCCGTAAGCAAGGCTGTCATAGGGCTAGGTTATCAGGCAAGGTATAAAACTGTTAAATTGGCTTACGGGGCTTCAAACGGGACAGCATTGTTGCTGAAAAAACGGGTTACTGAATTAGGCCTTATTCTGGAAAATACCCATTACCAAGGCTTACAGCACGGGCCTTCCTTTGATCAGCTTGACGAGTTGCCTAATGTTGAAGATGCAGAGGAAGTTCCGGCAGATAAGATTTGGGATCAATACGATAAAGAAGATTTCCCTTTTGATGGTAATTGGGATACAGACTCAAGAATAGTTTTGGTGGCAAATGCGCCAAAACCCTGCACGGTGTTGGCGATGATATTGACGGTGCATACAAGTGAGAGATAAAGTGACATCAGAGCCAGCCACGGCAAAAGATATTATAGAGTTTTACGGCGAGGCTCATAGGCAGACATTGAAAGCGGACGTATTCAGGCTGGATGGTGAATTGATGGGAGTTACCGGAACGGCGAGAGTTGCCGATCAAATGATGATGTTTTCTGATATCAAAGATGAATTTGTACCACACTTGAAGTCGATGGCAGTTTTAAGGACAATAAAGAAAATGCAGCGCATAGCAGAAAACTCAAGATTGCCAGTGGTTGCAACAATAGACGACAAATATGGCCCTGAATTAATTGAAAGAATGGGTTTTAAGCATGTAGAAGGTGATATTTATGTCTGGGTTCATTGATGCTTTTGGAAAGATAAAGGCCGGTAACGCTGCCAAAAAACAGGCGTTTGCTGAAGCCAAGCAAATGGAAGATAAGGCCGGATTAACCCGGGCTATATCTCAGCGTGAAGGTATTGAGGAAAGAAGGCAGGCTGATCTTCTTCAATCAAGAGCATTGGCGGTAGCGGCGGCTTCTGGTGGCGGGGTGTCTGATCCGACGATTGTTAATATTATCGCCGGAATTGAAGAAGAGGGTTTAATCAGGTCGCTTAATGATATGGCTTCCGGTGAAACAGAAGCACGGTTCCTTGAAAGACAGGCCGGGATGAGACGTGAAGCGGGAAAGGATGCGCGGACAGCAGGAATAATCGGTGCTGGCTCATCAATAGTTAAGCAGGCTGAATCACTGGCAACGAAATATGGGTAACCAATGACAATATTACCATCAGCAGATACTATGGGCAGACGAACTCAGGTCAGTGACAGGGGCGGCATTGCCACAAGAAGAACCGGCCAAGTGGGCGCGGCTCTGCAAAGTCTCGCGGGTACGGTTGAGCAGATTGAGAAAAAACGTCAGGTCGCGTCTGATAAACAGCAAGTGAAAGATGATCGTCTAAATTATGCTCATGCCAGATCAAGTTTGTTACAAGCTGATATTGCTGCTCGTGCAGAATTAGAGGGCGATCCTGACTGGGCAACCTACGGTGATCGCTATACGGAACGGATGAAAGCGGCGCGTGCTGATGCTTCTAAACTTCTAACGTCCAATAATGATAAGGCGTTGTTTGATGTCGAAGCTCAGTCGGATATTGCCCGTGGCTCCTCTGCTATTGGACAGAAAGCATGGCGTGGTGAGGTTGATAGTAACCGCGCTTCACT